AGTTAAATAACTTTAACGCTGTCTTCTCGTCTATCTGTCCACGGTCTTTCCAGAAGTCTACGTAACGGTTGACTGTCTCGTCCCAACGCTCTCTGCGCTTTTGCTCAGGTAGCCAACGTGCGTAGCGTGACTTGTGTATAAACTGTTGATACTGATCCATTATTCTTCCTCATCTAGTGGTATGTGGTAGGAGCATGCTTTTAAAAAGTAATTAAACTGCTCTCTCATGTCATGTACTGTTTGCCCGTCGCTATATATCGTATAGACTATCTTGACTGCTGGACATATTCTCTCTGCTTCTCCGAACTCAGGGTAGTGTATAAACTCAAACACTGGTTGTCTGTCCACTAGCTGTTCTCCTCTGTCACCATTGCTGTTAGCTTCTGTAAGTACCAGCCAGCTTTCTGTAGGTCTTCTGCCGGCTTACCTTTGTAGTCGTAGCGCCACAGGTACTTCATGCAGTTGCCCTTGAGGTAGCCTTTGAATGCCACTGAAGACATAGACTCTTCAATAGCTTCAATACACTCTATATTCCCTGAGTTGTAGTGCTCAGGGCGGATGACTGCATCATACTCGTCTTCGTAATCATCGTCATCGTCCTGATTTACGTTAGCAAACATCTCCCACACTGCCTGTCTGCCCTCTTCTGTAGTCATGTCGTAGTGGTCAGGGATGTTGACTACATCTTCTACTTCATTATCCCAACTACTGTGTGCTGCTTCTTCTTCTTCCCAAAGCTCTGAGTCTTCATCGTGAGCTGCCTTCATCCAAGCCTCTAATCCTGTCTTCTGCTTCTCAATAGCAGGTGCTTGCTTTCTCAAGGCATCCCACTGTGCTGGTGTTGCGTCATTAAGTCTCATCATCAAAGTCCTCTGCTATTCTGTCAAAGTTTCTAATTATCCTACGTTCAAATGCTTCCACTAAATCAGTCGGTGTTATAGACAACAGCTCACACAGTAGCTCCTCATCTAACTGTAACACCATCTTTTCTTTTAGTTCCTCTAGTGTCATGGCCATTATACTTTCTTCCTTTTGATGTACCGTGTCATATCCTTGGCTGTCTCTACAGTGTAATGCTGGAACCCTTCCTTGTCACACCACTCTCCCATCGTTATCTTACCGCCCTTGCGTACCTTCTTGTTAGGGTTTGACAACACAAAGATTAACTCCCACTCAGGCATTGAATCTCTAATGGCTGTGTACTTCTGTGTGTCACCTACCCTGAAGAACCCTTTACACTCTATCAGTATTGCCTTGTCCTCGTGTACGAAGTCCGGTAGATACTTCTTGTGTACTGTGTACGGTATGCCATAAGGTTCAAACTTGTACTGTCCATCTAACTTCTCTGATAAGTCCTTCTCAAGTCCTGACCTAAAAGCCCTCTTCATCTGGCATTACCTCCTGTACCTTGGGTTCCTTTACTACGTCTACTAAATACTTAGGCCCATAGGAGTAAGCGAAGACCCTCATGTTGGGGTAGCAGTGTTCTTTAAACTGGCAGTAAGAACAGCCCATCGCTAACTTCATGTTGCCTGACTTGCCATCAGGTACTGGATCATAACAGTACTCTGTTGGTTCATCCCCTTCAACCAGCTGCTTGATGTGCTTAACCCTATCAACAATAGGTTCCTTGAGCTTTTCATTCTCTACATTCTCAAGGTCATACTTCAAGTAAGTCAAGTGACCGTTGGCTTTATCCATCGTTAGCCAGCCTACCTGTGTCTCACCACAATCATGGGCGTAGGCTTTGATCTGATCAATATAACCGAAGGGGTCATCGTTGGCCAGTGTGCCGTCCTTAAACTTCTTGAACCCAAAGCTGCTTGCTGACTTGACATCAGTAACAACACCGTCAATCTTGCAGTCCATGTGACCCACAATGCCTTCAACTTTACAAACCCTCTGCTCTTCAGTTACTGTGTGTCCAGCCATACGTGTCAGGAACAACAACATCTCTTCAATCAAGTGACCGTACATAAACTTGACATAGGTATGTGGCTGAAGTTCTTCACCAGCTGTGCCGTTGTAGTGGTTCCAGAGGTAGCGGTCAGTGCGGCCGATGTTACTGAGGCGTAGCCTCCGGTTATCCTCTCGCTTCTCCCGACCAAACTCAGTACGCATCAGTGCCTTGACACCTTCTCCGAACTTCTCTATCTCTGCTTCTACATCTACAGATGGGTCAGCATCCTTGCTTTCCATCAGTGCGTAGATGTCCGCTACTACATTGTCCGTTGTTTTATTAGTACTCATGTATCACTTCCAGTATTAGTTCGTTTGCTATCGGAGGTGGCAACCTGAACCACTCGTTGATGTTGTCACATTCCTTTGCTAGTCTTACGTGTGCTGCTGCTTCCGCTGCTCTTCTGTCATCTACCTCGTAGGTATAAACCAAGTTGTAGTCTCTGAAGGGTGAGGATGTCTGGTAGTTCTTTATCCTATCCTCTGATTCCACCGCCATCCCTACCTTGACCCACTCAGGCCACGCTGGGTTAGTGATGACGTACACCTCTCCTTGTAGGCTATCCTTAAAGTTCTCTAAGGAACTGAAGGCTGCTTCCTCAAACCCTTTGTAACGTCCCGGTTTGTACAGTGGATGTGTCTTGGGTACATACTTACCGTTGACATACATCCTGTTAGGGTTATGACGTGGGTTGTTCTTTGCGTTATAGTTTGTGTTCCAACATGTTTTACACACCTTATTATTCCCGTTTTTCAAGGAAGGCGCCCAGTTGTCCTCAGTAAGTGTTACACCACAAGCTCTGCACTTAGTGTGTGTCTGCCCAACTGGTTCCGACTTTGTAATCTCCGGCGAGAGGGCAGTTGAGTTCGTAGTGGAGGCCCGCAGCTTCAACACAGCTTGCTGCCAGTCTTCCGAAAACCTCTGACTTCTCCTGTCTGACTTCTGTCTGGATTTCATCGTGGATGTTCCCTAAAAAGTTAAAGTCTATACCCCATAGTATAGCATATTCGTGCAGTAAACACAAGGCTTTCTTCATAACGATAGCCCCGGCTGACTGGAGTAAGCTATTCAATGCAGCGTGTTCTGATCGTATGGCGATCCTTCTTTTATCCAAGCCATAAACATAGCCTCTTGTAGCCGCCATTCCAACTCGTGTTCGTAACTCTCCAAGAGCTGGCGTATTTGCGAGGAACTTTTCCTTAAGTCGTTGACCGTCCTTTCTAGTTCCACCAACGATGCTTCCGATTTTGGCATCTCCGGCCCCATACAGGAAAGCGTAGATGAAAGTCTTAGCTTGATCTCTAGTGTCAAGGCCCGCAGCCAGCTGATTTGCCGTGTGTATATCTCCGTTGAGTATTTCATTTGTGTATCCTTCATCGTTCATGTAGTGTGCCAACATGCGTAGCTCAAGACCGCTGGCATCCATACCGACTAGCTTGTATCCTTCCTGCACTGTCCACACATCACGACACTGCTTGCCGTAGGGTGAGTAGACTGCCGGCACCTGTCCCATATTGGGACTAGAGTGCGTCATGCGTCCTGTCACTGCTCCGTTGGTGTTCACATACCCGTGTACTCTACCGTCATCCTCGACTGCTTCTAGCCAGCTCTGCACCTGTGCGACACGCTTCTGTATCATCAGGTACTCAGCTATCAGGGAAGCCTGTGGTATTCCTTTCACTGTACTCAGCACCGCCTCGTCTACGATGGCTTGTCCTGTCTCAGTAAACTGCTTAGGCTTCCAGCCAAAGTACTGGAGGTATCGCCCTATCTGCTGCCGTGAACCAAGATTAAACTGAGGGAAGTCGATGCGACTAAACTCACCACCCACTGTTTCCCAGCCATCTCCTAAAAACTTTAGGCCAACGACAGACATACTACCGTCCTTCTTAATCTTAGGCTTGATCTCCTTGATGTAGGTAGGCAAGGGTTTGAATACCTTCTGTACCTCATCCTCAAGATCAAACTTCTTTTCCTTCAGTTCCGCCAGCAACACGAATGCTTTCTCTTGATCTAAGAGCCAGCCTGTTTTAATTTGCTGTGATACAATGCTTTGTACTTGGTGTTCCAAGCTAACGCTTTCAGCTCCAAAATCTGCAAGGTCAAGAAGTAATCTCTTGTACACCAGCACATTAACATTAACGTCTTGCTCGCAATAGTCCACCATATCCTGCGAATAATTATCCCAGTCACTATGATCTCCTTTAGCTTGGTTTAAGTACTTCTCGCCCCAGTTACGTAGCGAGTGACCACCTTCCCGTGAAGGGTTAGCCAGTCTCGACATGACCAATGTGTCGGTCACTTTGCATTTGCTGAAGTCCGTTCCTAACAACTGCTCAAGGACAGGGATGTCATAGTCAATGATGTTGTGACCTATGATCTCACACTCTCCAAGACCTACAATGTAATCGTTGAATGACAGCAGCGTATCACCTGAGAACGTGTGCGTCTCACTGGTGTCTAGCTCCTTGGCAACAATTACCCAGACCTTTGTAGGCTTAAGGCCGTTGGCTTCAATGTCAAATACAATCTGCTTCATTAGAACTCCGCGTTATCTCCTGTAGGACAGGCTGTCTCAATCATGCGGCCTGACTCCTTATCGTAGTACAGGTAACACGCGGGGCCAGTCAGACCTACAAACCTATTCTTCAATACACGTACCG